TCTGGTATTTCAATTGTCCAGACGGGTGTACTAAAATATAAATCTGTATTTAATTGATTTTTTTGTGTTGATTTCACTAATGCCATAATATACTCCTTATCTAAATGGATATCCTAGATTCCATATGACTAATGAGTATCTAGTTCCTTTGGTCACGGGTGCGACACGATGCCACACAAAACTTGGAAAGACAATAATCGAACCACGTGGTCGTATTTCATCACATGACTTAATCTTTGCTTTTTTATTTCTTTCCCAATCAACTTGATTTCTAAAATCAAATTCTAAGTTACCACCTTCATACTCATCAGGATCAGATAAAGAAATAGTAACTGATATCTTTCTAATCTTACCATGGTCCATTGGATAGGTACCATCTTCGTTTTGTTTACGAATATAGGGTTTATCCCATGAATCACAATGCCAACCATAGTATTGACCGACACCATACTTTGTAAATTGACAAGATTCAGACCAGTCCCAATCAAAGTTCCAACCTGCTTGTCTATTTGCTTCGTGTATGTAAGGGTGAATTTCTTTGTAAATCCATGTATCATTCATCCAAACAATATCTGATTTACGTTTCTTTTGAATGTCATTGACGACTTTCTTTTTGAGTTTGCCGTCTTTCGTATGGACATCTTTATGTTCATTAATGCCACCAGTCACTGCCATTTCTGGTTGATGTGCCTTGCCGTAAGCAAGTATTTCATCAACAAGTTTGGGTGAAAGAGCACTTTGAAAATAATAATAATAATTTGATAAATTCATTTTATAACTTCCTCATTCAATTTATATACTAATATATATAATGTTTAAATATTAACTCCTCAAACGTATCGTTTATCGATTGATATTTATTAATAATTTCTTTTGATAAATAATCTTCAATCTTATATTTTTTTTTAGTTTCTAATTTTGTTTTAAGATTATGTAAATTAACACCATATACAGAATCATCATATTCAATTTCATTTATTGTTAATTGTTCAATATTATCTTTATTAATTTTGTGTTTTTTGATATTTAAAAAATCACATACATCATCTATATTTTTTTGTGTATTGAATAAAAAATCATCATACTTTAATATTATTATTTTTTCTTTTTCTTTGATTAAGTTTTCTATGGACCACAAATGTTTTCCTATTATGCCATTTTTCATAGCAGAATTAGTATCTAAAAGATTCTCACAACGTATTTTTATTTTATCTTCATCTTCTAAATTTTCTATTTTTATAAAAGACGCTAAAGATTCTAAAATAGGTCTATGTAATACTATAAATTTTCTATCTTTAAAATTATGTTTTAAGTAACTCAAATTAAATGGAGTTCCCCAATTTTGTCTATCAATAATATGTTGAGTATTAAAATCTTTATAGTAATTATGAAATAGATTATCACATATATTATTTAAAGATTTTAAATCAGGAAAGTTTCTAAATGTTTCGTGGTCTCTTATTATTTGAATATTAAAAAGTATCAAAGGTAATATACTAAGTCCAGTAACAGTAACATCTTCATTTTGATTCATTAAAGAAGCAAATAATGTATTGCCTGCTCTAGGCATACCACAGAGAAAATAATATTTTTTATTCATAGTAATTGTCTTTGATAAAATTGTATAATGATTTTTCTTTCTTCACATCATTATTCCATTTTAATTTTTTATTTTCTAAATTTTCTATCATTCCAGAATTGAGTATATCACTTTTCCAATATTCAAAATCACCATTATAACCATACTTCATAATAGTAGGAATATCAGTAGGTGCCCAATTCATACCAGCGGCAATACAATGTAATCCGGCATTTTTATAATCGTGGTGATATATAAAACTTCTATCTACAATAGCTTTAAGTATTCCCTCTGTAAGAGGATTGATTCTTTCTATTGCTTCTTTTGACCACTCTTTATTTAAATTAGAACGCCAATATTCAGTATCATCTCTATGAGAAAGAGCATAATGAAGTGCTACAAATTCGGCAAAGTTTTGAAATGTTTGACGACAATCATAAGTAAAATTATCTTTATCCCATTGTGATACTTTTTCTCTTTGTAAATTTCTGACCAGTTTATGTAAAAATTCGTGTACTGAAAACAATCCATTACTCTCTAATGGTTCAATAAATCCAGCAGACAAACCTATAGCAGCAACATTTTTAACCCATAATCTTTTATGAATACCTACTCTCATTTTAATTTTTTTGAAATCTAATTCTTTTGTTCCTAGATGTTTTTGAAATTCTTTAAGTGCTGTATCATCATCTACAAACTTATCAGAATACACATAACCAGTACCAATTCTACTCCATAAAGGAATATTCCAAACCCATCCATTTTGAATAGCAGTACAGTTTGTAAAGGGTACTAATTCTTTTTGTTTGTTTTTATATGATATTTTAGTAGCCCAAGCAGAATTATTTGGTAACAAATCTTCAAATGATATAAATTCTTCTTTTAATGTTTTTCCTAATAATAATGATTTAAATCCTGTACAATCAATGAACAAGTCTGCTTTATATTTGTTATTAAGTGTTTTTATACCATTATCATCTTGTTCTATTGTTACAATATCTTCTTTAATATGTTTTACACCTTTTGGTAAACAATAATAATCTCTTAACCATAATCCAAATTTAGTAGCGTCAAAATGAAAAGCACTATCAACATTTGATTTCATCTTATTCTGATTAACTAATGCCATTTGAGAATAACAAGTATCAACATAATCAGAATTAGGTGTATGAGGATAAACAAACTTTTTACACCACCAATCATTTAATTGTAACTGATTATTATCTAAGTTTGGTTTACCAAAAGGATAATGAAATGATTCTCCTTTTTTATAGAAGTCTGTAAATTTTATTGATAGTTTATAACTAGCGTCTGTATAAGAAAAGAAGTCTTTATCTTTGATATTTAATGATGATGTCCATTGTCGTATTTGTTGAATTGTACTTTCACCAACACCAACAGTGGGTATATTAGGACTTTCTATAAGTGTAATATTTTTATTTGGAAAAAATTTGATAAGAGTAGATGCTGTCATCCATCCAGCACTACCACCACCAACTATCATAATATCATTCACTATCATATAATATAATTTATAAAAGTTTTAATTACTGATATTTGTATCGAATAATAACAATACCTTTACCACCACTAGTACCAGTCGTACTACCACCAGCGCCGCCGCCACCTGTGTTAGCAGAACCATCTTGTGAACAAGCACCTTCAGATCCTATGGCATCTCCACCACCACCTAGACCACCAACAAACGGACCTTGAAATGGATGTGGACCAAAAGCAGAACCTCCGCCACCACCAGAATAATATTGTGTACAACCAGACGTTTCTCCAGTAGCAGGATTAATCAATGTACCAGCACCATCTCCACCATTTCCTGAAGTAGGAGTAGCTGTAGTAGCACCTGCCGATCCTGCCTCTGTGGCACCCCCACCACCACCACCTTGATAAGATGGACCACCAACACCAGCAGCACCAGGTTGACCTTGAGGGGGACTTACAGGAGGAGTATTACCAAGACCAAATGGAACAGGAGTATTACCTCCTCCACCACCTGAACCACCAGGTTGACCGGCTACAACACCTACACCATAAACACCACCACCGCCACCAGTAGAAGTGATAGAACTGAAAACTGAATTTGAACCAGGTTTTGCTGGTCCAGTTGGGGATGGACTATAATCAGCACCACCAGCACCCACTGTAACAGGATATGTTGTAGCAGTAACTGTTAAACCAGTGGGAGCATTAAGAGGTGAAGCAGTGTAAGTATCGTTTGATGCTTTACCTTCTCTAAAACCTCCACCGCCACCACCACCGGCGTGTGCCTTACCACCACCACCGCCTCCAGCGACAACAAGATAAGAAACTTCATTACCACCACCTGTAACATTACCAACACAAGAAACAGTGAAACATCCGTCACCAGTAAATGTATGAATCTTATAATCACCTGAAGTAGTAACAGTACCACCAGTAGCAGAAATAAAACTACTATTTGATTCTTTGGTATATAACCAACCTTTTGTTGCATCAACATATACTAGAGTAACTCCAGCACCACCTATTGTTAATTCAGAATCGTTAGCATTACCTTGAATATTTGAACCATTTCTTCCTACTGTAACACTATTTGTATCAAATGTACCGGCGTAATCTTTAATGGCAACATAATCACCAGCACTTGGTGATGCCGGCAAAGTAATCGTATGAGCAGCACTTGTTGTATCTATGAAATATCCGTTACCTGATACAGCAGTGGTTGTCGTTGAACCGTCAGCAGTAACGACTGATTGCCAAGCAACAGGTGGAATATTACCAGAAGCGCCTAAAGAAACAGTGTTTCCGTTGACTGTAATACTTGAATTTGCTAGTTTAGCATTAGCAATTGAACCTGCTAATTTAGCGTTAGTAATTGAACCATCTTCAATATCAACGGCTGCTACTGAACAATCTACGAGTGCTTTTGAATTAATCTTTGATATTGCCATTTGTTAATCTCTTTTCTATTATTTATAAACTTACCTTACTGATATTTGTATCTTATTTTATTTTATATCTTAATACTACAATACCCTTTGATCCTGGAGCATCACCTCTTGGTGAACCGTGTCCTCTATTAGCAGTGTTTTCATATCCAGTTCCACTTGATCCTTGAGGATAAGGAGAAGCACCAGAACGACCATATCCACCAGCAGAATAATAGATTGCTGTTCCTGTAATTGAATTTTGAAGTCCATCACCACCATTAATACCACAAGCAGCAGAACCAGCACCGCCAGAACCACCACCTCCACCACCAGGAGCAGGACCACCAGGAGCAGGAGCTCCATTATTGCCTTGTGAAGGACTCACAGGAGGAGTATTACCTGAACCACCTCCGCCACCGTTTGATCCACCACCACCTGAACCACCTGAAGCACCTCCAGGAGAAGGTGGAGCAGCACCATATCCACCACCAGCAGATGTGATAGTAGAAAAGACAGAATTAGAACCTTGTGTTCCTGGCTGATTATTTGGATAAATGTAACTTACACCACCAGCACCTACTGTAATAGGATAAGTTGTTGCTGATACAGGAAAAGCGCCAGCATTACAACCTGGACTAGGAAAAGTAGTTCGATATCCACCAGCGCCACCAGCACCACCAGCTGTTCCAAATCCACAATAACCACCTGAACCTCCACCACCAGCGACTACAAGATAGTCAACATTACCTGGACTTGAAGGTAATATTTCCGATATGGAAAAACATCCATCACCTGTAAAAGTATGTATTCTAAAATCACCTGAAGTAGTTACAGTTCCGCCAGTAGCAGTGATAAGTTCTTGTCCTAAATCACCCACATTACTTTCTTCCCAATATAACCAACCTTTAGTAGAATCTACATAAACTAATACTAAACTAGCACGATTCGTAGATATTAAAGAATCATTAGCAACACCTTGAATGTTATGACCATTACGACCTATTGTTAAAGAATTTGTGCCAAATGTACCGGCATAATCTTTGATAGCAACAAAGTCACCTATCGAAGCAGATACAGGAAGATTAATCGTATGAGATGCTGATGTCGTATCAATAAAATAACCTTGACCTGATACGGCAGTGGTTGTTGTTGAACCGTCAGCAGTAACTACGGATTGCCAGTCTGTGAGATTGATATCAACAGAACCACCTAAAGAAATTGATTGACCAGCAAGAGTGACACTAGAATTAACTAACTTAGCGTTAGCGATTGTGCCGTCTGTGAGTTTAGCACTAGAAACTGTGCAATCCGCAAAATCAGCTGAAGCGACTGAACCGTCTGCAATTCCTTTTGATCCTACTTTGTTGATTGGCATTTACTTCCTTTTATTGATATTTATATCGTATTACTACTAAACCTTTACCGCCTGAACCACCTGGATTACAAGAACCTCCACAGAAACCTGGTGAACCACCAGCACCTCCACCACCGCCTGTATTCGCAGTTCCAGAACTACCAGCACCATTACCTGTACTAGCATTACCTCCACCGCCAGTACCTCCTGTTCCACCATCAGCAGAAACACCGTGAATAGCACAAGCAGTACCTCCACCGCCTCCACCATAAGCAGTTGGTGAACCTGAGATTGATGTTGTTACACCAGCACCACCATCGCCAGCAACACCTGGACCTCCAGCAGAACCTCCTGTAGCACCAGCACCTCCACCACCACCAGAACCTGGTGTGTTTCCAGCATAGTTTCCTTGCCCTCCAGGATTACCTTGTGGCGGACTCACAGGTGGTGTATTACCAGCACCTACAACGCCTCTAGGTGGAGGTCCACTATTTTGACCTGCCCCACCTCCAGAACCACCTGATACGCCATCAACATCACAATTAGGAGAAGCATCACCTTGACCACCGCCTCGACCACCTCCAGCGGATGTTATTGTAGAAAATATTGAATTTGATCCATTACCACCAAATCTACTAGATTTTGGACCAGGACCTGTAGCACCACCAGCACCTCCAGCACCAACAGTAACAGGATATGTTGTAGCAGTCAATGTTAAACCTGATGAATTGACTATTGGTGAAGCAGTATAAGAAGGAGCAATATCTCTACCTTCTCTTACACCACCAGCACCAGCACCAGCGCCACCACCACCTTGACCACCAGCACCTCCAGCAATAACTAGATACGAAACTGTATCGCCACCGCCAACAGGATTACCTAAAGATGACACAACAAAACATCCGTCACCTGTGAAAGTATGAATCTTATAGTCGCCTGATGTAGTTTCTGTGCCACCAGTAGCACTGATAAATGTTGCTTGTTGTAAATCACCAACATTCGATTCATTTGAATATAACCAACCTTTTGTAGCATCAGCATATACTAAAATAACAGAAGCACGATTTGTTGATAACTCAGAATTATTAGCAACACCTTGAATATTTTCTGAATTTCTTCCTATTGTTACAGCATTGGTACCAAATGTACCAGCATAATCTTTAATAGCGACAGTATCTCCAGCACTTGGTGAAGCAGGAAGATTGATTGTGTGAGCAGCAGATGTTGTGTCAATAAAATATCCATTACCAGCGACTGCTGTTGTCGTAGTTGAACCGTCGGCAGTGATAACAGATTGCCATGAAATAAATGTTGTATCAACAGAACCACCTAGTGAAACACTTGTTCCGTTGACTGTTACAGATGAATTTTCTAATTTAGCATTTGTCAGTGTTCCTGGAGCAATATCTGCTGATGTAATTGAAGTATTTTCTAATTTAGCACCATCGATAGCGTCATTGGTAATGCCTGATTTTGTAACTTTTGTTAATGCCATACTACTCCTTATTGATACTTATACCTTATGATTACTATACCTTTACCACCTAAACCACCAGTGCCTGTTGTGGCATTACCACCACCGCCACCATTTCCTCGATTAGCAGTTCCTGCTGATCCAGGAGAATTTCCACAAGCAGAACCACCACTACCACCTACAGAGTATGTGACACTTGAACCTGTTATACTATTTGAGGTACCTGGACCAGGAGAACCAGCAGAACCACCACTACCATTTCCTCCAGTACCACCACCACCGCTGTGACCTCCGCCACCACCACCGCCACCGCCAGTACAGTTTCCAGCACCACCAGGACCTCCATTATTTCCTTGAGGAGGACTTACAGGAGGAGTATTTCCAGTACCACCAGCACCAACAATAGAAACAGAATTTGAACCACCGCCACCACCACCAGAACCACCTGTTAAGTCACCAGGAACACACGGATGATTTTGATAAGCAGTACCACCTGAACCACCACCGGTTGAAGTGATTGATGAAAAAACTGAATTTGATCCTTTTCTTTCGTTACAAGTTCCAGGACTATTACCTCCACCGCCACCTACTGTAACAGGATATGTTGTAGCAGAAATAGGAAAAGCACCAGCATTACAACCTGGACTCGGAAAACTTGTTCTTAAACCACCAGCGCCACCACCACCACCGGCACGATTTACAGGAGAACTATTTGCTCCACCACCACCACCAGCAACAACAAGATAGTCAACATTACTTGGACCACCTGTTGGTACAGTAGGTGAATTTCCTAATGTTGAAACTACAAAACAACCATCTCCTGTAAAACTATGAATTTTAAAATCACCTGAAGTAGTGATAGTACCACCAGTAGCACTTGTAAATAATGCTTGTTGTAAATCACCAACATTACTTTCTTCAGTGTATAACCAACCTTTAGTAGCATCAAAATAAACTAGTACAACAGATGCTCTATTTGTAGATAATAAATTATCATTGGCAGCACCTTGAATGTTTTCGCCATTTCTTCCTATTGTCACACCGTTTGTACCAAAAGTACCAGCATAATCTTTGATAGCAATTGTATCACCAGCACTTGGTGAAGAAGGAAGATTGATAGTATGACTTGCTGATGTAGTATCGATAAAATAACCATTACCAGCAACAGCAGTTGTCGTAGTCGAACCGTCTGCTGTAATCACTGATTGCCAATCAACAAAAACACTTATAGAAACAGAACCACCTAATGATACAGATGAACCATTTAATGTAAAGGATGAGTTTGTTAATTTAGCATTGGTAATAGAACCATCTTCAATATCAGAAGCAATAATAGTGCCATCTTCTATCTGGTCAGCACCTATTGAACCGTCTGTAATACCTGCTTTTTGAACTTTTGTTGATGTCATTTAAATTCCTTATTGATACTTATATCTTATAACTACTATACCTTTACCACCAGCACCTGAACCTCCAGAACCACTTGGAAAACCTGCTGGACCTCCACCACCACCTGAACCACTATTTGTAGAACCTGCTGTTCCGGGTGAAGTTATATTTGCTCCTCCAACACCTCCCCCACCAGGAGCGGGAACTGAATTACTTGTTTGTCCACAAGCATCATATCCTCCACCACCGCCACCAGCGTATGTTGTAGGACTACCTGAAATTGAAACTGCTGAACCATTACCACCACGACCATTTTGATTAGGAGTACATTCTCCTTTACCTTTACCAGGTTCACCATGTCCACCACCACCTGTTCCACCACCTGTGTTTGGAGCACCAGGACTACCTTGAGGTGGACTCACAGGAGGAGTATTTCCTGAACCAGAACCATTATTAGAACCACCGCCACCTGAACCACCAGGTTCACCAGGATCCGCTAATCGAGCACCTCCACCTCCTCCACCAGCAGATGTGATTGTACTAAAAACTGAATTTGAACCAGCATTACCTCTCGGAGCACCACCGACAGAACCAATAGCAGCACCACCTCCACCGACTGTGATAGGATACGTTGTAGCAGAAACCGGTACAGCGGATCCAGCGCCACCACCTGTTGGACTTGGATTACAATAAGTTGAAGCAGAATATCTTAAACCACCAGCACCACCTCCACCACCAGCAGAACCTGAAGGACCAGCACCAACACCACCTGAACCTCCACCAGCAATTACAAGATAATCGACTGTTGTTGCACCAATAGGATTACCAACAGATGAAACTGTAAAACAGCCATCGCCTGTAAATGTGTGAATCTTATAATCACCTGATGTTGTTTCTGTGCCACCAGAAGCAGAAATAAAAGTAGGTCCTAAACTAGTATTATTATGTTCATTTGTATATAACCAACCCTTTGTAGAATCAACATACACAAGAACAACACTAGCACGATTTGTTCCTAATTGACTGTTATTAGCAACACCTTGAATGTTGTGTCCATTACGACCTATTACTAAAGCATTTGTGCCAAATGTTCCAGCATAGTCTTTGATGCCAATTGTATCTCCTATAGAAGCAGAAGCAGGTAAATTAATTGTGTGTGATGCTGACGTTGTATCAATGATATAACCTTCACCAGCAACAGCAGTTGTTGTTGTTGAACCGTCAGCAGTAATCACTGATTGCCAATCTAAGTAACCAGCAAGTGTGGCTGAACCACCTAAAGCAGTTGAAGAACCACTAAATGTAATAGAAGAATTTGCTAGTCGATCATTCGCAATTGAACCAGATATGTCAGTTGCTTGAATGGTTCCGTCTTCGATTTTATCGCTGTCAACGGAACCAGTTCCAAATGCATTTTGTGGTAATTTTGTCAGTGCCATATAAATTTCCTAATATAACACTATTTATTCATTAAATCAACTGAAACTCATAGGATAAGTTCACTAAAAAGTCAGAATTTTCGTTTTTAGTGATATAGTGTCTTAATGATGAAGAAAATAGTATGAACTGATCTTGTACCATGGGTATTTTCCACAATCGATGTTTGTTTCTGCCATCATCATATTCAAAGACAATAGATGCCGGTTTAGCACCCGTAGAAACGCAATATAAACAGGATACTTCGGGTGATCCTTCTAAGTTCCAATCATTGATTTGACAGTGAGTATTGATATTCTCACCTGTTTGTTGTACTAATGCTTTGATTGGATCTTTAGGAATTTGAACTAATGTTCGACCGTGTTCTGCTCGATAATGATCTCTGATATAATCATAGACCCATTGAATGTGTTGGTGATAAGGTACGTTAATGTAATCATGTAGATACCAAAACTGATCATCTTTGATTCTATTGTCTAATGTAAAATTAGATAGAATGTGATTTTTAATCAGTCTGGTATCTACTTTTGAAACATTGTCTAATTTACCAGTAATAATAAATTGTTCTGATAATACTCGTTTTAACATAATAAACTCACTTATGTATGAATTAAATTATTATGACCAAGATGATCCATCCCAGCTATACACTGTTTTTGGATCTGATTCATCATCACTTCGAGTTGCTTTCCAACCTGTTGTATTATCAGCTTGATAAGCATCTTCATCCCAATAGATATTGTATGTCCAAACGACAGGATCAGCGCCATCATTTGTTACTGAAGGATAAGTGATTGGGGCATCCCAAGCTGCAGTTGTTGTATTTTTACTCCAACTGGTATGTGGTTTGGGTGGCCAAAAAATATTGTTATCTTCATCCCAAGTATAACCAATACCAGCATAGTTACCTCTGAGTGCCTTTGATTGGTCACCTTCAGTACCATCATTATTGTAGTATTTGTTACCTCTTGTGTTGTAAGATGTTTTAATCCAAAGAGCAGCCGGCCAACCGTGGATTCTTTCTAATTCTTGTTGTCCTACTGTTTCATCTTCAACGCTATCAGCGTTTAATAATTTATCGTTATCTAAACCGTGAACGGCGATAACTTTTCCATTGATTCCTAATTTAGCAAAGTGTGCCATTGTTATATTCTCCTTTATTATATGAACAACCTAATTCTCTTTACAGAGTAGTCTGTTCAAGTAATTAATCTAACACTATTTATATAAATTTAGGACCTTTTAACCATATGGCTAAAGTCTTTCGTGTGCCTTTTGTAACAGGCAATACTCTATGATTATAAAATGATTTAAACATTAATACACTACCTGGTTTTGGAAAACCTGTGATTTCTTTTTCTCCTGCTGAGAATAATTCTAATTGACCACCTTCATATGGTTTTTCTGATAGATTAATCAGAATAGTAAACTTAGTATCAAATCTTTCATTAGGCATAGCACCGTCTGTGTGCCAATCATAATGTCCTTGACTTTTATCATCATAGATGTTATAATTAACTGTTTCAAAGTCAGTTAGTTTGTAAAGATTATAACCAAATTCTCTAATATTGACTGAGTAACATTCTTCGACTAAATCAGAAAATAATGTTTTAGCATTTCTCCATTCAATCATTTTAACAGAAGCATTCTTTCTTCGTTCTCCTGTTTTTAAATCTGTCGAACCTTCGTGGTTGTATTCTTCTCTCAGTGTATTTTTGATTAAAAATTTATTGAATTGTTTTATTTGAAATAAATCAAATTTACTCTCCCAAAACCACCATTCTATATTCATAATAACTCCTATAATATATTAATATATATCTAGTTTTGAAACTTGTATTTTATAACAACAACGCCTTTACCACCAGCACCTGGAGTAGAACAAGCAACAGCATTACCACCACCGCCTCCGCCACCTAAGTTGGCTGTTCCTGCTTGAGCAGGAGTTCCGCCTGGATTAGCAAAGTTTCCACCATTACCTCCACCACCAGGTCCGCCTGTGCCAGCAGCACCTGAATATTGTTGAGTGTATGTTTGACCACCTCCACCGCCAGCATAAGTGACAGGACTTCCTGTTATTGAATTAGCACGACCATTTCCTCCTGGACCTCCTTGAACAAAGTTACTTCCAGGAAATGAACCAGGATTACCAGCAGAACCAGCACCACCCCCACCACCTGAACCGTTAGGATAAGGATTAGGAGGAAAATCAGCACCAGCATTTCCATAACCTGTAGCACCATTTGAAGGTGTTGTGTTTGCTGAACCACCACAACCAAAGTTAGTGGCACCACCGCCAGAACCACCAGGACTACCATTTTTTCTACTATCACCTACACTAGCACCACCTTTACCACCACCAACGGAAGTAATAGCAGCATTAAAATTTATAACAGAATTTGAACCACAAGTATTATTTGTATTTGCTGAACCATTTGTAGCAGCTGATCCTCCAGCACCAACAGTAACAGGAAATGATAATGGAGATACATTTGGAACTGTAATACCAGTACCTTCTTGTAGTCCTCCTCCACCACCTCCACCTCCACCTCCAGCACCTCCACCAGCAATAACTAATACTTCAACAGTATCATTACCTAATGGATTACCAGCGTTAGATACACAGAATGTACCATCACCTGTGAATGAGTGTATTTTGAAATCACCTGATGTGGAAACAGAACCACCTGTAGCGGCTACATATTCAGTAGTTCGTAAATCAGCAACATTACTTTCTTTTGTAAACAACCAACCTTTTGTAGCATCAACATAAACTAATATAACACTAGCACGATTGGTTGATAGTTCTGAATTATTACCGGCACCTTGTATATTACTTCCATTACGACTTATCGTCAAAGCGTTTGTACCAAATGTACCAGCATAATCTTTAATAGCAATTGAATCACCTATAGAAGGACTTGAAGGTAATGTAATTGTATGAGCAGCTGATGTTGTGTCAATGAAATAACCTTGACCTGATACAGCATTTGTGCTTGTCGAACCGTCAGCAGTAATGACTGCCTGCCAATCAATAGCAATTGATCCTACATCTAAAAAATTATCTTTTGTTAATATTGTTGTCATTATTGATACTTATACCTTATGATTACTATACCTTTACCACCATTTCCTGTGCCACCAGCACATGGAGGTGAAGCACTGTGTCCACCTGATCCCGAACCACTATTTGCTGGAGCGCTACCAGAAAATCCAGTGCCAGGTGGATTACCACTTCCACTAGTTCCTCCACCACTACCACCTGATCCGGATGGTTGTGAATTTCCTCCTCCACCACCGCCTCCGGCTTTTGTTAAAGGACTGCCAGTAATCGAAGTTGTTGCGCCAGCTCCACCATTTTTTGTTCCTCCGGGAGCACCGGCTCCACCACCACCTCCACCATGTGTTCCCACATGAGAAGTATCACCCAAACCACTTGGATTTCCTTGGGGAGGGCTAACAGCAGGGACATTACCTGAAGAAGGTGCGTTAGCATCAATACCAGCAGGTCCGCCTCCTGAACCTCCGGGAGTGCCGTTACCTCCGCCGACACCGTTACCTCCACCAGCGGAAGTAATTGTAGAAAAAATTGAAGGACTACCTGAAGTGCCTGTGCCTTCACCCGGTGCACCAGCACCTCCTGCTCCTACCGTAATAGGGTAAGCTTGAATAGAAACAGGTAAAGCACCACCGGGATTGGCTAAAGGACTAGCAGACCAAGCCGCAGGGGAAGGTACAGATTCTCTCCATCCTCCAGCTCCGCCACCGCCTCCTCCTCGATTTCCTCTTCCTGATCCAGCTCCTCCACCAGCAAGAACCCAGTAATCCACATCACTTGGACCCCCTAATGAACCAACACCCACTTGACTTACGGAAAAACAACCATCTCCTGTAAATGTATGAATCTTCCAATCACCTGAAGTAGTGACAGTACCGCCTGTTGCTTCCGTAAATAAGTTTAATTGTAAATCACCAACATTATGTTCGTCTGAAAATAACCAACCTTTTGTTGAATCTATGTAAACCAATGTAACAGAGGCACGATTGGTTGTTAATTCTGAGTTATTCGCCACACCTTGAATACTATGTCCATTGCGATTAATTGTCACAGCATTTGTACCAAAAGTTCCTGCATAATCTTTAATAACTACAGTGTCACCTTTTGTCGCACTTGCCGGTAGATTGACAGTATGAGCCGCTGATGTTGTGTCAATAATATATCCACGACCAGCAACTAAATTTGTTGTTGTCGAACCATCAGCAGTAATCACTGATTGCCAATTAATAAACTTATTAGCGATTACATCTAAGTTAGCGTCTGTTATTTTTGTTGTCATTATTGATACTTATACCTTATGATTACTATACCTTTACCACCAGCACCACCACCATTATCTCCACCAGCGCCTGCTCCTGTATTGGCAGAACCTGAAGCGGCATATGCTGATCCTCCTGTGGATGTTCCTCCGCCAACTCCAGAACCCCCACCTGAATATGAAGATGATGAACCTGAAATTGAAGTTGTAGCACCATTTCCTCCTGTTGATGGTCCTGGATTAGCACCACCAGCGCTTATAGCGCCACCACCTCCAGCACCACTAACTGGACCACTACTACCACCAGGATTTCCTTGTGAAGGACTCACGGGTGGTGTATTACCTGTTCCTGCTGATGATGAACCACTACCACCACCACCGCCTCCTGAACCACCAGATCCTCCTGGAGCACCAGTTGGTTCTGAACCTCCTCCGTAACCACCTCCAGCAGATGTGATTGTAGAAAATACAGAATTTGATCCTTGTGTTCCGGGTCCTCTAATAGCATCTGTTGAAGAAGGACCACCAGCACCTACCGTAACAGGATATGTTGTTGCTGTAACAGTTAAACCTGTTGAAGAAACTATTGGAGAAGCAGAATGGGGTGAAGCTAAAGATGAATCTTTTGATTCTCTATAACCACCTCCTCCACCACCAGCACCATACCAATATCCTCCACCTCCTCCGCCAGCAACGACTAGATAATCTACCGTTGAGGCTTCAGCACAAGGAGCACTACCACCACCTAAACTTGAAACTGAAAAACAACCATCACCAGTAAAAGTATGGATTTTGAAATTACCGTCAGTGGTTTCAGTACCACCAGTGGCTGTTATGTAAAATGGTCCTTGTAAATCACCTACGTTACTCTCATCTCTATATAACCAACCCTTTGTAGAATCAATGTAAAATAAAGATATAGAGGCACGATTAGTAGATATTAAACTATCATTGGCAACACCTTGTATATTATGACCGTTTCTTAAAATTGTAAGATTGTTTGTACCGAATGTACCGGCATAGTCTTTAATGTGAATGATATCACCGATTGTAGCACTAGCAGGTAAGGTAACTGTGTGAGCGGCTGATGTTGTATCGATAAAGTAACCTTTACCGGCTTCTACGTTAGTTGTTGTTGAACCATCAGCAGTAATAACTGATTGCCAGGATACGGTGAAGTCTTTAACAGTGCCTACATTACTTGAAGTTAATTTTGTAGTCATAATCTACACTCAACCTCTCTACGGCAATTCTCGGATAACTATGTTAACTCCGTTTACCGGTGCAGTTGTGAATGTTAATGTTGTTCCAGAAATTGTATAGTCGGTTGTTGGAGCTTGTAGAACGCCATTCTCAGTTACTAAAACATCATCAACGGTAGCACCATTTGTGACAGTGAATGCTTGTGTTGAACCATCACCTGTACCTGTTCTTGTGTTATAAGTTAGGTTTGGTGATATGTATTGTTTTTGAATCTTTTTTATTTCAGTAGCATCAGCATCATAGACTAAAAAGAAATCACCATCAGCTGCATTTTCAGCTAATTCTGTTTGACCTGTAATTAAATTATCTAAAGTAATCTTTTTATTTGCTGTTGCTGAACTATCATAGATTAATAATGTGTCAGCACCTTCAACACCAGTTGTTAATGCTGTTAAACCTGTAATAGCACCTGTACCAAATGTTGCAACATCTAAGGCAACACCTAAGAATATAACAAAGACTGTATCAGAAGCACCTGGTGCTGCTGTGAATATAATCTGTGTACCACCTGAACCTAAGTTATATGCAACTTCGGGTTCCTGATGAACACCAGCAACAGATACTAGAATAGATGAAGATGAACCTACTGTGTAATCTAACGTAAATGTTGTTGTTGAACCGTCAGGTGTTAATGCCTGTTTTTCAAAGGCACCGTACTGTGGGGACCTCCCGAGATATGCCATTATGCTACTCTCCTTTTTCTAGGAGATAAGTCAGGACCTCTCCCTTTTCCTTTATAAAAACCAGTTCTATGTAATTCTCTAATTTTATCAGCAATTATTTTTTTAGTTTCTACACTTTGATTTTTATTTTTCATACCGTTATTTGTTTTAGACCATTCTTTTAGAGGATTAGTTTTCCAAGCCTTTTTTAATTTAGCTCTTACTTCAGGTCTCTTTGAAGGATTTTTATCACCTTTCATATGGTCTTTTGGCATATTACCAAAGCCACCTTGACCACCTGGTGCCAAATTAAGACATAACTTATTGTTCTTTATGTAGTTATTTGTAATTAATCTTTCTTCTAACTTAAAGATTTTATTTTCATTATCTATTCTTAGTATATCATAAGTAAAGTTTTCTTTACCATACTTCTTAATATGTCTTTTAATTCTTAAACCACTACCCCAATATCTGCCTTGCTCACTGCCTCGTCTTTTACCAATATAGTATTGGTTTGTCAAGTTATTTGTTATTTTATATAAGTGAGCAATCATGTTGTTCCTTATGGTTTTGTCGGCCAAGTGACGCCGTTTACTTCGTCCACTGTTGTTAAGCCGTTTGTTAAATCTCTTAATGCTTGACGATACGTTGACATTTCTGCTGATAACGTATGATCAGAAAGTGCTAGATAATCTGTTTCTGTTAGAAGTCTATTTCTTGTTGCTCTCATATCGGCAATTGCTCGATCGAACGCACCAGCAGCCCAAGCAGCCTCTTCGGCATCTCTTGCTGCTTCTTCTTCAGCAGTTAGATTTACTCTCACTCCATTGACTAATTTTGTTCTTGGCATATTAAATCTCCTTAAATCTTATTACTATTTATACGTTAACTCACCCCATACAACTTAATTGTTCCGGTATCTATTGTGTTTGATGTCATTTGAAACTTGATAGCATTTACTGGTGAAGTAGTATTAATATATCCACCACCTAGTACAAGTGTTGATATATTGTCGTGTTCCATACCTTGTATCATACTTGTATAATGCTTTACATAAGTTGAAGAACTTGGATTATATAACTTAAATATACCTGACATAGAGGCAGAATCTTCTATATCAGCAGCCGGACCAAAATATATTAAACCAGTATTTTGTGCTTGGTCTTTATCTCCGTCATATGTTAAACTACCAATAGTATTTGCTTCATTATGTTGAGATTCTACAAAAGTATTTGTTGTTGCCACTCCGTAAGAAGAACCACCGTCTGTAGATGCCATAAATGTCAATATTGTATTAACATTCGAAACATGAATATTATTAAACACAAACCAATACTCATCATAAGTTGAATCTATATTAGATGTAAAACTTAAAGAAGCATCACCAGATGCCGTAGCAGTCGTTAATAACTTCATAGTTACACCGGATATAGATGTTACATTATTTAACGAAGCATTATTGAAAGCGCTTGAACCTAATACACCATTTGATCCGATGTTATTTGTAAATGTTCTTGTAATTGTTCCCATTAGATACCACCTACTTCGACATCTCTTACACCAAAGAGTTTGATTGTTCCAGCATCTATGTTGCCAGATGCCATTTTAAAATCGATGGCATCGATTGCTGAAGTTGTATTAAAATAACCAGCAACAAATTGATTAAAACTATAATCACTATAGTAAGCAGAATTAGAGGTAGAAAGAAAATGTTTTACCTGAGTTGTCGAATCAGGTCTATACAACCATAATTCACCACTTACTTGTTGGTCACTATCAGCACCCACTCTACCAGCTAAAGGTTGATAAGAAGTGCTCTGGTCTAAATCTCTACCAGTTTCATAGGAAAAATTAGCACTCGTACCTGCCTCATCGTGGTAAGCAGCAATATGTGTTGACATAATTGTTGTATTATAATTAGAACCACCATCGGTACTTCCTTGAAATGTGAAGTTTTTATCATCGATGGATCCGTGAATATCAAAAAATCTAAAACAATAAACATCATAAGTGGAATCTAAACCTGATGTAAAACTTATAGAAGCACTAGCAGATGCTGTTTGTGTTGAAATTAATTGAAAGGTATCATTCAATTCGATACCAGATGGTAAAGTTGTAACAGCACTTACACTAGTATTTGAAACACCAGATGAAGCAACAACACCTCCTGTTGTGATATTATTTGCTAATGCTCTTGTTATTATTCCCATTATTTTAATCCATAAACTCTTATACTTCCTGTTGACAAATTACCAGAAGAAAATCTGAAAGCCACACCATCAACAGCACTAGTAGTGTTTAAATATCCTGCTATATATTGGTTATAAAGAAAATTATTTCTATCGTTTTGACTTACTCTACTATAAAAATGTTTTACATGAGTTGTTGAAGCAACATCAAATATCCACAATTCACCACACACACCATGGTCAGTATCCGAACTAACACCTCTAGCAATTCTACAATAACTTGTAGATTGAGTAAGGTCAGCATCAACATCATATGATAAATTTCCTGAAGTAAAAACTTCACCCTCATCATGTCCGGCGGCAAAATCAGTTGTTGTTTTGGTTACATTAAAGTTTGAACCACTGTCAGTAGAAGCATTCCATTGAAAATCTACATTATCGGAAGTTGGTCTCACATTTGTAAATG